TTTATGTCGAGCGGGATTTCCAATTCAACCGCGAAGTTTTTGCGGAGAAAGTCCCTCGCGAACTCGCGCAGATGCTCAATGTCTTGCGTCTTCCTCATTTGTCTTCGCCTCCTCACATTCCTAATACTTCCTGCAACAATTCGTCCTCAATCGTCAGCGGCCGTACAATGCCGAACTGCGGCAAGTAGGTGATCTCCGAATACTCGCCCTCGCCGCCGTCGCGCCCTTTGTTGACGCCCACGATGCCGCGGCCTTGCTTGTAGTCTGTATCCACGGCAATAAGCTGATAGGCGTCGTGTGTCAGGGATGCCGTCTTCTTTACTTCGTTACGCGCCGGCAAGCTCAGTTCCCTGCCGAATTCAACGCCGATGTTGCGCTTCTTCTTTTCGATGTCGGCCTGCGTAATGGCGATGATGACTGTCTTCATCCTGCCGGCCAGCTTGCGTAGTTCCTTCGACGTATTCGATGCCGCGCCGCCCGTCGTATTGTCGACGTTGCGCTCGTAGTCGAGGTAATAAAACGGGTCGATCAAAACAAAGTCGGCATTGAGCTTCGTAATGTCACTTTCCAGCGTCGCAAGGTTTCGCGTGTTGAAGTCGGGGTCGTCCACCGCGCGCACCGTAACGTTGCCGGGGAGCATGTCGTTGAGGCTGTCGAGGAACGATTGGAACATCGTAAGGAATTCCTCGGTCAACGTGCCTTCTCGCAGGTCTGTCGAATCAAACCCGCCGGTCAAGTCGAGCCCCGCGTACTCATGACGTACCACGCCGGCATCCGCAGACAGGATGGAATACATGCGCACGAACACTTCAAAGCGCGTCATCTCCATCGACCAGATCAAAACCTTTGCGCCCTGCATGGCGGCGGTGATACAATCGGCAACAGTAGTAACGGATTTCCCGCGCCCGGACTCGCCATAGACGACGTAGACGTTGCCGCCGATGTACCGGCCTACCGCCGCATAGCGAGACTTCCACGTCTTGTGGCTGAGCCCTGCCGCCCGCCGGCGGTATTCGTCGAGAAACCATGCCGTGTCGTCCTTAATGCTTGCGCCGACTTTCTCGCTCGGATCGTATTTCACCTTCATCGCCTGCATGCGCTCGGCGAGCTTATCGAGCAGGATCGTCATGTTGCCGCGATACTCTTCGACGATCTTCGCGAAGTCGCCCTCATTCACAAAGTCGGAGAATTCTTCGTCACACGCGTCATTGAGCGCCATGCGGTTCAGGTACGAGTAATTGTCGGTCACGGACGGATAGTAATTGAATTCCGGTACCGCTTCGAGGACTGCCGCATAGGACGGCGCTTGTCCACCGTTGCGCGAAGAGTATTCCATGATGAAGCGATGTGCCTCGCGATCGGCCGAAAGTACATACATTTCCGGGCGCATGTTGAGCGCCACGAGCGCGGGCACGTTGTTCTCGTCGATCACTTTCGAAAGAAGCATAGCTCCGTAGTTACTGCTCATTTCGCATTTCCCCTGTCAGTTGCATGAATTCGTTCGTGAGACTTGAAATCTTTTCCTGCGCCCCGGTCGCCATTTCATCCGGCAACTTGTCGGCAAGGAAATTGAGGCAGTTGTACTCGTCGAGGATTTCGTTGATCCTCTCTTCGCGCACCGTTTTGAGATCGCGCTCCGCTTGCCATTTCGAACGGGGTTGCTTCTTCTTCGTGCCATCGCCGGGAATCATCATTTTCTTCGCCCTCTCTTTCCTCGATTCGTCGTGCCGTCAAAATGCTTTGTGATGCACATGTCGCCGATTCGATCTTCGATGCGCTCGTCGTAAAGCGTGGCGAGCTCCGCCATTGGAACGTTGGATGTATAGACTGTCGGCAAGCCTGCGCTGTTGCGTCGGTCGATAATCGAGTAGACGATCGAGCGGAAGGCCCCCGTCGTGTCCCGAATGCCGATGTCGTCAATGACGAGGAACGGCACGCGACCGGCGCGATCGGCGTACTCGTGCACAACCGCAATCAGGTCTTTATCGTCAGACATTACGGCGAGCGAGTATTGCCGCTGAAGTTCGTTCATTTCCATGAACATCGCCGGGCGCTCGGGCGGCGTTTCCCCACGCCAGAATGCGCCGACATACTGAGTGACGATATACTCATTGAGCAATGCAACGGCTGTCGTCGTCTTGCCGGTTCCCGGCGAAGTGCTCCAAAAGTAGAACGACTTGATCCGCTCGGGATCGCCAGTGAGCGGCCGTGTGAATGTCTTCACGTAGCCGGCGAGATATTCGTAAAGCTCCGGCCTGCTTTCGGCGACCGGCGAATTGCCTAGCATGACGTGGCGGTATTCTTTCGGAACGCCAGCGGCACCTACGCGGCCGCCGGTGTCATCGAATCCGTGAAGCATGATGCGGTGCTGGCACATTGCACGATCGCATGAGGTACAGCCGCTTTTCAGTCGTGTGTCAAGGATGCACTTCGGTTGTTCTTTCGTCATCGGTCGCCTCCGTCTTTCCAGTCGATGTCTATTTCGTATACGAAGCCTCTTGCGCTATGCGGGTGACATTGGATTAGTTCCCACGAAACTACGTAGCCATCTCGGATCAATTTGTTCTTCAGTATTTCCAATGGCAACGGCAGTGCCGAACACGTTCCGTTATGCTCCACCGTCAGCTCGCGCATAACCGGCCTGCGGAAGAGAATATGATGATTGCCTTTGCCTGCGGCTTCCTCGATGTCGATCAGCGCCTCGTCATAAAGTCGTTGCGCGGTTTCTTCCGCTTCTCGAACGTATGGGGCGCTACGCTCCCGCCTCGCCTTTTCTTCGCGTACCCGTTTCGCCAGTTCCAGCGCCTCGTGTGCTTTCATCGTTCATCCTCCTCAATTCCATCTGCGTGGCCCCAATAAATCTCTAAATAGTCGACGTGGTAAGAGTGCCAACTCACGGTGCTCGTCAATTCTTCCCTAACGAAAAAGCCGCCTTCAAGCTCAAGCTGTTCTTTTAGCTTAATAAGTACCAACGGCCGGCCATCGCGGATGCTCCACGCATACATTTGAAACACAGGGTCATGGAGCTTCACGGATAATTCGCCGTTCTTCGCGGCTTTGTCGATGGCCTTCATCGCCTTGTCGTAGAGGCGTTTTATTTCTGGAGCCGCCTCCGCCAACTCTTTCTCTGCCTTTGCTTCACTTGCTTCAGTCGCAACCGCGAGCGCCTCGACGGCATTCGTGATCTTGCCGGCAACTTCTTGCTTCTGCTTTACGCTGAGCATCTTGTGGGCGGCGACGAGACTGTCGGCGTGTATCAGTAATTGCGTATCGCATTTAGGACAATACAGGAACGCATCGTCATATGTCAGGTGTTCTTCCCTGTCAATAAACGTGAAATCATGCTCGCAATCTCGGACGCGCTTGCTCAGGCGCTTGTGCCACGGAACGTGAACGATCTCATTCGGAATCTTTTGCAACGGCTGGAAATACTCCGGCTCTCTCATAGGAAATCCTCCAATTCGTCTAGGTTATCGTCTTCGATTGCGGCTTGCTCGCGCTTCGTTTCGAGGATCGCGCGCTGTAGGTCGTTGGATCGGTATGTCCACATAAAGCTGAAGTTGATGCCGGGATACGCTTTGGTCGGCGAGTAACCTTCGATGCACAAGTCGATGAAGCGCTTAATCGTGGCCTTGTCGTACTTCGCCGGCTTCTTCTGCGTCCCGATCGCATCACCGATCATGCCGGCCTCGCGTTGCCAGCCGCCTTGCGGGCGATAAGGTATGCCGAAGCGTTTCATATGCTTGTCCTCCAAATAGCGAAGGAAGTCGCGCGTGTTCCACTTCTCTACCGGCTTCTCGTCGAAGTTAAGCGCCAATCGAATCGCCTCCTAGCTCCGCCTCGCTGAAGATTTCGAAGTCGCGCGCTTTCGAATCGTCGTAGTCGAGGAATGAGTCTCGCAACAATTCTACGAAGCGAAGGTCAATGGCGCCATAGCAATAGAGTCGCGCTTCTACTTCGTAATCGTAGGTAATGAGAAACAAGCGTTCGCGGCCGGTTTCATACATGCTTCGAGCGATGTCCCTCGCGCTTCTTACGTCAAGCAATCGGGCCACGCCGTAGTCGCCGTCATTGTCGACAAGCGTGAGGACGTAATTCTTCTCCATGCAATCTCTCCCTTTCGGTTGGTAGTCGTTGTATTCCCGCATCTCTATGTTTCAAACATGTTACAATAAAAGAATCGTAGAAACGAAGATCAAGTAATGCGCTTCACTTCGTTCGCGACGCTCTCAGAAGCACTCTCTCATTCTTTGAAATTGGCAATATGAGAAAGGTGCCTCTACAATATATTAGCCGTACTTTTGCGGTTTTGCATCATAAAATTGGCAAAATGAGTCTAAAGTCCTATGTAAAAGATGAAAACGGAGGCCAAATAGCTCCTCCGCTTCCATTTTATTGCCGAATCTATGAAAAGGAAAGACGCCTCGTATTGAGACGCCTTCTTATATTACGCTTGCTCTAGGATGATCTTCTTCGCTTTGCCGAGGTTCTTTTCGACGACCGCCAGCGCATTCTCTTTCTTCGAGTAGGCGCCAATCTGAACGCCGTCTACGATTACGCGGTTGATCTCGCCGCCGTCCTCCGCTTTGTCCTTTTGCTTGTCCTTGTCGGCTTTGACTTTCGCCACGATCTCGGCCATCTTCGCCTGAGCGGCCGGGCCGTAGAGGCCATCGGCAGTCAACCCGTAGCGCTTCTGGAATAGTTTCGTAGCTTCCGTCATCGCTTTGCCGAAGGAACCGTCTTCGTCGACTTTGATGCCGATGAAGTTGAGATTCTTTTGGTAGGCGAGGACTTTCGCGCCGCTGTCGCCATAGCGCAGATCATACGCCTTCGGCTTCGGATTGGCGGCAACAGAACGCAGGAGCTCCGCCATTTTCTTCTGCGACGCTGGCCCATACGATCCGTCAACAGCAAGGCCGTACTTCTTCTGGAACAGTTTCGTCGCGGCGAGAAGCGCAGGGCCGAAGGAGCTGTCCTCGGCGACAGGGATGCCGATTTTATTGAAGTCCTTCTGCTGTTGTAGTACACGAGCGCCGGTGTCGCCGTATTTGTTGGCGTACACTGCCGTAGCTGTACCACTGCCCGCCGAAGGTTTCGATGGTACAGTTACAGGCGGCGTCGATGCGCCAGAAATCAGCTTCAAGCCGAGGTATGCCGCAATGCCGTCAGCGATCGCGTAGCCCTGCGCCTTCAGCTTGCCGCTGTCGCGGAGCGCCTTGATGTCGACGTTCGAATCCATGAAGCCGCCCTCTACGAGGATTGCCGGCATCTTCGTCTCCCGGAGCACGGCGAAGTTCTCCTTCTTGATGCCGCGATCCCGCAGGCCCATCGCCTTCGCGACGCGCGGATTCACCTGATTCGCAAGCTGAACGGATTTCGGATTGGCGCCGGCTCCGTTGAAGGTATACGTTTCCACGCCGCCTTCCCACGCGAACCATTGCCCTCCCATCGCATTGTGGTGGCAAGAGGCGAAGACGTCTGCGCCCCAATTGTTGGCCTTGATACAGCGCGCGCTGAGCGATACATCGGTATTACCGGTGGGGTCGTCAGTGCGCATGACTTCTACGTTGCCATACTGCTTCGTGCGTTCGATTGCGGCGCGAACGACTGCATCGTTGAACGCCCACTCACGTTCGCCAGCGGGGCTCCGCTTGCCCGCCGTATACCTTCCGTGTCCTGCATCGTATACGACTCTTTTCTTTGCCATGTCGCATTCCCCTTTCTTATTGCTTGAATTTATTCGGTGGCATTAGCTTCTCGTCACGGTGGCGCTCCTCGCGCTTTTCATCCGCCTTGTCGAATGCCTTCATGCGCGTATACGTGTTCATCCACACGCCGTACAGCGCAATGCCAGCGGCTACTACCGCGCCGAGCAAGACTTCGAGGTTGTCTAGGAACTCAGGCGTCAGCCATTCGAAATAGATGCCGAAGACTGCGAGTACCGGAGCCAGTGCGGCCATTGCCGTGATAACCAGTTTGATAACGTCCCTCGTCTGTTGATTCATTGATTTTCGCTTCCTTTCTTCTTATGGCGCTTGCCGAGATTGAGCCCCGTGAATCGTACCAACGGGATTGACGCGACAGTGAAAACGGTGAGCCATGTCATGAAGACGATCCCAAAGTTGGGAAACGCAAGGCCGTACATTGCCGTGACAGTGCCGAATAGTAGTGTCAACGCACATAGCGCTAGAATCCGCAGTGCCTTTGAGTTCGCCAGAATTCCGATGGCACCGGTCAAGCCGGAGATCATGAAGCTCAGAGCCCATCCGTGCGTCGGCAGAGCTCCCAGCATCAGCTCGTACAGTTCCGTATTGCTGTCGAGAATTCCCGGAAACAAAAACATCAGTGCGGAGAGGCTCATGGCGATAAGAGACGCATAAAGCTCGAAGATCGGCGGTGCCGGCGTGATCTCTACGCGTTGCGCTTCTTGTGCGATCTGTTCGAGTTGCAGTTCTTTCTTATCCATATAGTTAGCGCCCTCCTTTACTCGTAAATTTTAGTTCTGAATCGCCCAGACGACGAAGGAGATCAGTGCCGTAGTGATGCCGCCAACCAGCGAAGTCACGAACACGCGTTTGATCCACCTATCGCCCTCTTGCAATTCGTCTAGTTTCGCAAAGATCACGATCAGCTTTTCAACTGTCGAATCCTTGAAGGACTCAAGCGTTCGGAGCCGAAGCTCCGTTTCGCCGTCGCGCCCTTCCAGTCGCTCGACTTGCCGCTTTAGTTGCTCGATGTCCCACGTATTCTTTTCCGTCATCCCCTCACCCCTAACTACGGTTTAGCGGCAACCTGAATCCCTCGTCATTCCGCAAGGTGGCCGTAGCCCTCCTCGACGAGAATCTTGCGCACGTCCGGCTGAAGCAGAAGTGGAACTTCCGCGAACGTTACCTTGCCGTCCATGATCCGTTTAGCAATGAATAGTGCCATCATGTGTCCTACACCCCCTCTCGTTTATCCGTAGAGTGAAAAAATGATTTCCTGCGTAACTTCTTCGAGAATGTGAAGCCTTTCCTTTAGAGCTTCGTTTTCCGCGCGTAGCTGATCCTCGGGCGAGGGCGACTCTTCAACGCCGCCCGCCTTTAGATCGTCTTCTGAAACCTTACTCCCTACGGCAATCTCCGCGTCATCCGGCAAGAGGACGAAGGGTTTCTTCAGCTCCGCCAGCTCGCCGGTGTCCCAGCGCAGACAGCCGTCGGTGAGCGTGACGTCCTTCGCATCTTCGATGATGTCAAGGACTTCCAGAGAAGCCTCGTCGTAGATTACGATTTTCATAGATTGCCTCCTCACTCGTATGTGATTTCGAGCGCCGCCGCTTTGAGGAGACGCGCGTAGTTGGACTGCGACGTGGATGTCGTCTGAACGCCGATCCCTCGCGCCCCGCCCGATTTAAAGGCGGTATGGAAGGAGCTAGGCAACGTCACCCACTTGCCCTCGCCTCGGCTGATCGAGACGTTTTGAGAGCCGGCAAGGAACGACGGCGCGCCGCTCGGGCGAGAGGTATACGCGTGCGGGCGGAGCGTGACCGTGACGGCGCCTCCGAGGCCACCGGCGGCTTCCCGCTTGATGTACACCTTGATCGACTTGATGTTCTTTCCTGCGGCGACCGAAGGGCCACTGCCGAAGAACCATGCACCGGCGAGCAAGCCGGTATTCCCGTCCCAGCGCCCTTGCGCAACTGTCGTGGCGAAAGCCCACTGCGTATCCCAATAACCTTGCGTTACGCGATACGTATTTCCTCCGGTGCTTTCCCACTTGACTGTCGTCTGCTTTGGCGGTGGCGGCGGTGGAGCGACTGCGGCGTCAGGGAAGGTCGTGCTCGCAGATTGCTGGAACCCGTTGTTGTACGTCTTCACGTTCGCGACGTCGCCAGCCGGCTGAGTACCGGAGGCGATCAGGATGCCGCCGTTAGACTCAATGCCGTTCGTGCGGTTCCGGCCGCGGTTGTTCCACGAGCGCATGATGCCGCCGTAGATCGCGCGCACGCCAACGTTACAGCCGTTGATCGTGCAGTCAGTGACATACGCAAAACCGCCATAGTTGGCGTCGACACCCACGAGGGTATCCGCGTTACCGCGAATCTCGCAGTTTCGAATATGCGCAAGTCCTGCCGTGACTTCTACTACTTGACTGCTGTTCGACGTGTGATTGATCTTGATGCGATCCACCGTCACGTGCACGCCCCCGCGGCCGCACTTGATGTCACCGTTGATCGTCGATGTCCCCGTGCTCGACGCGCAGAAGATATTAATCGTTCCGTTGCCGGAGAAGCCCCGGAAGTTAACACGCTCGTCGAACGTTTGTCCCGTCGCGAGACGGATGTTGACGGTGCCATCGAATACTTGCGGCAAGCGGCGCACGACTTCGGCAATCGTCGCGAGAGGCGTTGCAAAGCCGCGGCCGTCATTCTCGTCGGAAGGCTCGCCGGACACGCCTGTGCTTCCGCCCCACGCGGTCGCAACGTGGAAGTCCGACTCGACTTCGTTATAGTTGACGTACTCGGCTTTGTTCGGCGCCGTCAGGTAGCCTACCGCAAGCTCCGCGAAGCCACCCGTTGAAGCGTCGAGGTCGGCAACCGTGTCGCCATTGGCGTCGAGCACTTGCATGCGGCCGTGAACGTTACCCTCGCCACCCAGCGTCAGAGTACCACCCCGTCCGGCGTCAAAGCTGAAGTTCGTCACGCGCGTCGTACCATCCACGATGTCGACGTCGCCGATCAGCTCGATCTTCGATCCTTGAATCTTGACGCCTTCAGTCGAGAGGTTGATTGCGGATACGACGTTACCTTGCCGCACGCCCTGCGAAAGCAATGCCGCAGGAACTTCGCGTACAGACACGTTCGTCATCCACATCGTCCGCGGCGTCTCGGGCGTGTTCGCCCAATTCAAGAAGCGGATGCGCATCTGCCGAAGGTCTGGCTTCATACGAGCGTTGTACTGCACGTTGAACCCGAGCTCTTTCGCGTCCTCCGACTTGAAGCCGGTAGGCAAGACGTAGGCAGTGAAGCGTGTCCACTCGGCGAGGTTCGAAGTCCCGGACGCCGACCAGAAGTAGAAGTTTGCGCTATCCGCAATGTCTACGCCGGTCGTGCTTCGGACTCCCTCGAAGATGGCCGTTCCTGTTGCGCCGCCCGCCGGCTGGCCGTGCAAGCCGATGTATGCGTTAGTCGTCGCCGGCGCAGGCGTTTCAGACTTGAGCCAGATCGTTACCTCGTAGGCTTTCGAAGGATCGACGTCGAAGTAAGGCGAGTAGACTTGCGTGCTCGCGGTGCTTCGGATGGCGAGGGCCTTCGTTGGCTTGCCGAGGAAATCGACTTCTTCGATGGCGCGCGTGGCGCCGGAGCTCGTCGTCCAGCCGTCAATCTTTTCGGTGCGGGCCGGGTTAGGCACGAGGTTCATCTGTTGCTCGACGAAGGCATCGAAGGACGTTTTCGTGACACGGAGGTCGATCTCGCGCTCAGTCTGCGTGATCTTCGTCTCGGCGGTAGAGACACGGCCGGCCAGCGCATTGAAATCAGTTTGCGAGACTTTCGATTGAATCGTCTTGTCCTGCGCGCTGATCGTTTGCTCAGCCGTTTGTAGCCTCGTGTTCAAGCCGTTCGTGACGCTGATCTCCGCTTTGGTCTTGATCGCCGCATCGTGCGCGTCAATCGTCTGCTCGGCGGTTTGCACGCGAGTCGTAAGCGCGTTGACGGTAGTCGTCGTGGCACGCTGGGAGATCGCCGCTTCGTTGGCGCTGATCTTCGTCTCGGCCGTGTTCATACGCGTCGTCAAGCCGTCCGTGACGGTCTTCTCCGCTTTGGCCTCGATCTGTCCCGCCATCGTCGTGATCTTGCCTTCTGCGGTAGACACGCGGCCGGCTACCGTGTCGAGCTCGGTTTTCGTCGCGCGGAGGCGGATGGCATCCTGATTCTGCACGATGGCAGTCGAGAGAGTCTCCATGTTGCTCCGAAGGTCGAAGGCGCCGATGTTGACGATGGTCGTCAGGTCTGCCGGCATGGCATCGACGATCGTCGCCGTCCATCCGTCCTTGTACGAGTCAGGCGTAGTCGTGTAGCCGATCACCGCCTTGTCGACAATGATCGTCGGATACGCCCACGTCGTAGTAGGCAAGCCGATGACGAGCACGGCGCGGTTGGAGGCGTCGCGACCAATTTGCACCTTCTCGATCTTGAATGTGCCGTTACTGCTGAAGCCGTGCTGAAGGACACTAGTCGAGTAATGGTAGAAGCCGATGTCAAGGTCGATCACGTTGCTACTTCCGGTATAGTTGTAGCCGGAGATATGAATATTCGTCATTCGGTTAGGCTGAATTGGCGTTCGGATGACGAGATACCCCGTGATCGAGGCGACAGAGCGCTGATACGACAGGACGTTGCTGAAGGTCTTCGCGGTAGAGCTTCCGTCAGGCTGTTTGACGCGCACG